ACTTGATTAAGTTGGCATTTTGCGTGGTGGCTGCGCTTAAGTAATTACTCATCTTTTCTGAATTACCAAAAGCGTTAATGCCAAACTTTGCCTTGTTCTTTTTATCAACTGACTTTACGGTTGAGCTGACAAACTCACCAGCTATCAGCTTTGATTTTTCGTCAAACTCTCTTGATGACCAGATAGCCTTTAGAATATTGAGAATGTTGCTTATTCTGTCGGGCCATGCTTCATCGGCTACATATTGATATTCAACCTGCTTAATAGCTGGTATCAATTCTTTATCAATCGACTTTTTAACCAGGTTTACAATCCGTTGAAGTTCAACGTTGTATTGAGTGCCTACTCGCAGCATTATTCATCTGCCGTAGTTTCAGGCTCATCCCGGTCAAACAAGTTAGCGTCTTCCAAACCCTCTAACTCTTCAATTTGATCATCATTAAACTGATAGGCTTCTGCTGATTGAAGTCTGCGCTGTACCTGTGATTTTTGAATGACGCCAGCATCTAGCAGTATAATGTCGGTTTCTGCTTCTGTTTTTGACGCTTCAGCTTCTTCTTTACGGTTTGGCTGATAAAGGCGATTCCATTCCCAGTTGAAATCTTTAGGCATGTTGCCAAGGGCAGAACGGACTAAAACCTGATCAAGCACATTTACAGGTGGAGCAAGCTGGCTAACCTGCCATGAGCGTACATCGTCGTAATAGGTTCTTAGTTCGCTATCACCTGACGAATTAAGGCCTGATGGTGACTTACCGAATAGCTTTGTCTCTGGGATGCGTGAAGCACCGCAAATCCAGCTCATCTGTGTTTCCATAACTGGAGCTACGCCAGACAGATTGAGCGTCAATCTTTCCAGCTTTTCTTCACCATCTAATAATGAAAGCTTAAACAGCGACTTCATCATGCTGTACAAGGTGTATCTATCAGTGATTGCAGATTCTTGGTCTGACGTTAAATCATCAGCCAAACCCTCTCGTGTAATCACATCAAGGTTAGCTTCTTGCATTAACTCAGAGATACCTTCATATGAGGCAACAGTCTGCTTTAAATCAGAAATACACTTACGTAATTCTGAATCTCCCCAACCCATTGTGACTTGACGCTGACGGCGTGGAAGCTTTGCCCCCATGAATTTAGCAAAATGTGTCCAGTGAATACGCTGGTTACCCTGATATACCGTGTAGTATTCAGGCATCAGATAATTCTTAGCTAATGGGTTCCAGTTGTTAATTGAAAGCGGCATTAGCTCATAACGGTCAAACACAATAAGACGTTCTAAATCGCCTTTTTTAACCTGGTTAACGTTTAGCGGTTTCTCTAAGTCCTGATTGGTGAGCATTAAGACAGCTGCACCACCGTATAAACGGCCCCAAGATAGCGCCTCGTTTACTGTTTGCTGTAAGTCGTGCCTATCTTCTTCAATGCGAATTTGTTCTGCGTCCTGACATTTAATAGCACGCCATTCACGCACCATGTCATCAGCAGGAATATCAACAATCTGACGCGCTAACCAGTTCGACTGATAAGCCGCTTCAAGCTGCATATAGTCGTTAAATGCATCAAGCGTGAACTTGCTATGGTAGTTTTTAGACGAAGCTGTCCCCAAGCCTGTCATAACGTTTTCTAATCCGTCACTGGCTGGTAGGTTTTGCTTTGTCATTTTGTCTCCGCGCTGTTAACGCATTTAAAGCATGTCGGCGATATTCGCACGCGCCACTAAGCTTCTACTGTTGGCGATAATGAAAGAATCAGCGATGTTGGGAGAATCAACTTCTCTTGCCCTTAACTGCTTCTTGCTTTCCACCATCTCTTTGCCTGAAGAGCTATACGTTTTCTCAACAACGGATAATTCTTCCTTTAACTTTTCAAGGAGTTTTTTATCTATCTCACTTGATATGCTGATCATTTGATCTGCTCTAAACTTTCTGCCCTTTGTCACGGCTAGATAAGTGTTTTTAAATCTGTCTGATACAGCTCGCCATGCCTGGGCTTTCAGGTTCTCAAAGTGATCTTTATTCTTAATCTTGCCAGCAGTGCTGTAATACTTTTCTGGCTTAGCCACTTTTGCTGCTGCATTAAATTTAAAGTGCTTGCGCCATTTAAGGTTATTGAAATGCGCACCAGTGCCAGCACCAACGCCGATGGAGTCATACCCTATCAGTGAGGCGTTTAATCGTTTAGCAGTGTTTACGACGCGCCCAGCAGACTTATCAAGCTCATCTTCACCAGCTTTCCACTCATCAACATGAACAGCAACATAACCATCCATTGTGGTGGTGGCATTCGCATCATCGCCATCATCGGCAACGTCGTAACCTACCGTTACACCGCCAAGCCATTCACCACTTAATGGTGTAATCTTTAAATGCGCATCAACTACAGCCTCAATCCATTTAAGCTTGATAATTGAGTTTTCGCTGCTGTCTTTTGGCACGCCCAAATAAACGTGCTGGTATTCTTCGTAGTCGTCTTCTTTTAACTGCTCAATCTCTTTTCTGCTCGTTTCAGATAAAAAAGGATTTTCATCGTAATTTATTAATCGAGAAACGCAGTCTTTAGGTGGGTCAACGACAAACCGCTTGTGAATGTAATCTGTTTTAAACCTAGGATTCCAAACAAGCCATATTTCAGACCCTTCCTTGCGGATAGTTGGCCTGAGGACTTTCATTTGCTCTTCAGTAAGCCCTTCGGCTTCCTCAATCCAAAGTATGTCAGCACCCTCGACTGACTTAATATCAGTGAGGTTTCGCTGTATTCCATAGAACATGAACTCAGAACCTGTAACCAGATTCTTTATTCTGTTGTTGGTGACGTAAAATCTATCTTGCAATCCAAACGCTGCAATTTTGTCTTTCAGTACCGTATAAACAGAATCATCAATCCTGTTCTGAAACTGCCTGACGCATAGAAATTTAACTTTGCAGTAATCAGCAATCCTTATTGCGTTGCCTGCTGCATCATGTGACTTACTTGAATCCCTGCCACCCCTTAATGCTTTGTATCTTGATTTAGTCGCCCAGAAATCTCTTAGAGCTGGGTTCATCAACATAGCGTTTATTCTTGCCTGTAGTAATCGTCTAAAGTTCTTGGCTGCTCATTATTAATCTGGGTGTTTTGCTGTACCTGTGTTGGCTTAGCATGTCGGTCGTTAATCTTGTTTGTAACGCTTATTCGATCGACACCCTCAACCAGCGCTTTAAAATCGGATCCGCTTTCGGAAACCTGAAGAAGCTCCCCCGCTTTCCGCATTGCGTTACTAGAAAACCTTTCAATATCTTTAATCAATGCAAGTTGACTGCTTACCTGGAAATCATGGTATTCAACCTGCTGTTGATTTAGTGTTGATTTTTCAGTCGCAACCCTTACTTCATCGGCGATTAGCTGTTGATTGACTCCCTTCTCCCATCCAAGTTTTTTTGCCTTCTTGGATATTGTGCTTCTATCAATATCAGTCTTGAATGAGATCTCTTGTAAGCTGGCCCCACCTTCAAACATAGCCTGAGCCATATCCCAGCTTTCTTGCGAGATAGCCATTTAGGCCACCAATGATTGCAATATAGCTTCTAGAGTTTTCTCTATATCTTGATCGTGATTAATATATTCAATTCGGATGCCGTTATCGTGGCAGTATTGGCGCTTTATTGAGTCTCTTCTTCTAGTTTTTATTAAAGCCTCTATGCCGCCAAAATAATCAACCGGTTCAAAGTGCTGAGCACCTTGATACTCAATAGCTATATTCATTTCTGGGATAAAGAAATCAATTCTTAGCGGGCCATCATCCCTCATTCCAGAAAACGTCTTCTCTCTTACAAAAGAAACGCCTCTATCATTAAGTAATGATTCGATAGCTTGCTCGCCTATACTTCCCTTTAGCTTTCCACCTGTTTCCATAATAATTGCCGTAGCAACCAACACAGCGACATATTCGACGATGGTTAAACCTTCCTGTTTCGCCTCTGTCTCAACAGTATTTTTAAACACTTGATCCAGCATCAATATGTCGATTGCGGTTTTTTGCTGGCTATACGTTAATGTTTTTAGTTTTGCGGGCCGGTCACTATCTAAAACGATTTTGATGGCGCTGATAATCTTTGTGTTTATCTCGCTTACACTGTACATCTTGGTGTAGCCCCTCACTGAGCTTGGTCACTGACCTTATAGGCTGGTTGGTGTTTCGTTGTTATCGTCTGATGAAAAAGGCTGAATATTTGCCTCATCGAGTTTGATTTGTGCTTTAACCCGCCTTTCTTCTAGACGGAAATGCTTTGCTTTGAAATACCAGTTGATTAATGCGTTAGTGATGTAACCAGCAAAAGCGAAGAATATACCCGCAACAATAGCGATAACGCCCCACTGCTCCGGAGTGAATAGACCTAACAAGACTAGGGCCCCACTTGCTGCGTTATTCGTTTTTTGTCCAGCAACGGCAATAACCTCTGCTGAATGCTGGGCAATCTCTATCCGCATTACTCTTCCTGTATAGCTCCCGTCAGTGTTCACATTGCCGACTGATTAAGGGTGTCGCGCAGAGAGGTGTGACGGGAAATCGGGCAATAAAAAAGCCCCGACCGAATTAACGATTGGGGCTTGATTGCTGAAACTTCATAGAGGGATAGGCTCTCTGTTTCGTAACTTTCCTATCCTGCTGTGCTGAGCTTTCGCTCACCTTACATGAACTATACCACCATCGTGACAAATGTCAGCATGAAAAGCGGCGGTTATATTGCGTCACATTAGCACCTTATCAGCGACCATATCCAGTATGGCTTTTACTTGTGCTCTGGCTCGATATTTTGACACCCGACCTAGTTTATCTTTTAGTTGTAGCCTTATCGCTATTTCTGAATAACTGCACTGTTTACGCCAGCACAAGCGGGCTAATTTCTGACGCTGCTTATCAAGTGACTCAATAACACCTTGGGTCAATATATCTTCTGGTGTCTTCTTCTCGTTAACAACACGCATACAGTCTATACCTAACACGCGTTCTTGCTCTGGTGATTGGTGCGGGTAACCTAAATCATCAGCCCCTTCCAGCGTGAAATATGCCCAGCGTTTCATTAAGCCGTCTGCTCTGCGCCGCTTTTCTTTCCTCGTATTCTCGTATGTGCTTTTCAACGACATTTAGAATCCTCTCCTCGCTGTCATATCTGCTGAATGTATCGATTAGGCACTCAGTTTCAATTTTGTGTATTCTTGGGCTTGTTGACCTAAGTACAATTATTTCGCCGTCAATGTAGAACACAAATGCCTCATACCCGTACTGGTTCTGCTTTCTGATATCTTTTATGAAGTCCCACTCCTCGATTGAGTCATCATCTAAGATCATCCACTCAGCCATGACTCACCTCCTCACAATTCAAATAAGCAATAATGGTGTCCTTTGCTGCTTCCCATCCGACACAGATAACAGCCATATAACCGTTGTCATTTAGCTTTGTTTGCCACCTGAGCTGATTTGCTGTGGCTTTACCTGCACTTGATTTGGCGTCTTTTGGTTTCTTCATCTCGATATATAGGCCATGAAAGCCGCCACGGGCTACAGGAAGGAATACATCTGGCACACCAGACTTGACGCCTTGAGCTTTTAACCTGGCTGCTGTTCTTTTGTTTCTATGCCCACCATTAGGTATGTGATGCATTAGCTCAAGCTCTGGGATGTTTGATATTGCAGCCCACTTAAACAGCGCTTCTTGATGTAGGTCTTCGCTCACCAGCCATTCCCCCGATAACGTTTAGCGTTTTGCTCTTGAACATATAGACAAGGCGCACAAATATCAGTCCCTCCGGTGGCCTGCTGTCTTGCTGCTGAAATAACGTCACCACATTCAACACATTCTTCTGATTGCTCTCGTTTAACTGTTTTAGCTGCTTGCAATGCCATATTAAGGTTGCGTTCTGCTACTTCGTTACCGATATCTGCCTCATCAGCCATGCTTTTTCCTTCTCTCAAACTCATTAACAACTATTTTCTTAACCCAATTCTGTAAATGCTCTGGTACTTCATCTAGTAGCTTTTGGCGTTCTTCTTTGGTTTTGCCTTCAAGTATTTTTGCAGCGTACTGTCTGGGCCATAGGTCACGGCTAACCAATTTTTATTAACCCCATCTTTAGCCATATATCCTGTGTCCTCTCGACACCCTGTCTATGTGCTAGCTCAAGCGTTTCTTTGTCGATGAGATACTTTGTTCTACCGTCTAAAGCGTCATGACAAGCAGAGCAGCAGAAAGCGCCGTGGATATCGTTTTTCTTCATACCTATACCGCCACCGCCAAGATGGGCTAATACTGTTGTTTCAGGATTGAAATTGCAGATGCCGATTAGACGAACCTGGCACTCTTGGCCTCTGGCTGACTTACGCATTGTGCTCATTTCTATATCCGTTATTTTTTCTAATTTGGAGTATGGTCATATATGAAATCCCGAATTTCGGAGCTATT